TGTCAAGTTCAATCTGGATGTTCTCAGGAGAAAGCTCCGAAGTAGTGCCGCCTGTAGAGGTGTTCACGTCCGTAGCCGAGAACGTGCTAGGCCGAGTGATGTTAATGGTGCTCCCCTTCTGCTGAGGGTTGGGATCATATCCACGGTGGACACGCCCCGCCATGCCAAGAGCCTTCTGAAGGTGAATCAGCGCTTCGCTTGCGTACCAAATCGGATCATAATTACCAAGAGTGTTAGACATATTGAATCTCCTTTCGGATACAAAAAAAGACGGCCCTATGGCCGCCTTCGGAATTGGTTATCTGTGCGCATGTGTTACCGGATGATTTCTACTGTCTGCCCGACTTTTGCCGCTTCATTGCGGACTTGCACGTACTTCTGAAAGTCCTTCGCATCTTCGGCGCTGATGGTGAATTTACCGGTGTTGCCGGGGCGAGATCCGCCCGAAGCAGGGGCCCCGCCGCCAGTCGCTCCGGATGCGGCGAAAGCCATTCCGAAGTCTTCCGACGATTTCATTTCTTCCACGAGTTCGGCAATGGTTAGAAACTCTCCCTTGCCGTTCACCCTGGGGCCGTCCTTCCCCATCACCTGGACTTTGTACTCTCCATCCTCCTCGATGACCTGCACCGCAGATTTCACGTGAGGAAGGAGGAGTTTAGCGTTGCCTTTTGCCGCAGAGATTGCCGATGTTGCCTGTGCATCCACAAGGTAGGATTCCAGGGCTTTTCTCATGGAGGCTACTTTTTCCTCTCGGGCCTTAATTTCCTGCTGGTGCTTCTCCTGCATCTGGCCCTTGAGTTTTTCCCACTCTCCGGACTTCTTCGCCTTGTCCTCTTCTGCCTGTCGCTGGGCTTCCTTGAGCTGTGCGATCTCCTCCGCAGAGAGCCCCAATCCCTCATAATCCTTGAGCCGTTTCGACGCTTCCCGCGCCGCCTTGCGCTCTTTTTCGAGGGCAGATTTCAACCCGCCCGTATCTTCAATTCCTTCTACCGGAAGGGCATATTCCCCGTCCCGCTCCTCATAGAGCCCTTTGATTCCCTCATCAAGCCCTTCGAATTCGTCCGCAGTTACTTTGAGTTTCAGTGTCATGTGGGCTACCTCCCGTAGCATATAAAAAGATGAGCCCGAGGCTTCACGCTCCGGGCTTGCTCACTTTTGGATGGAGAGGGGCGAGGCGAAAATTTCACCGTCGCCACCTCCCTTTAGGCACAAAAAAAGCCCCTACGCCCGAAGGCGTAGAGGCTTGGTTGCTATTGGATTTTCGGTGGTGCTACTGCGCTTTTTCCTGCTCTGCGAAGTATGCCCGGAACCATTCCCGGGCGGTGTCGTAATACATGAACGTTGGCCTCTCAGAAGGGTTGTTGCTGGCCTTGGAGCGTATCCATTCCCCGTATTCGTTTGTCTCCCCCTCGGGCGGCTTCAGCCCGTGGGAGTTGGAGATACGCCCGATCATATTCTTGGATACGTTGAATTCTTTTCCGAGATCCGTAGCGGAGTACCACTTCTTGGTGATCTTCGGCAAGCAGTGCGACAAGTCCGCACCAGTGAGAGCTTCGCCGCTTTTGATGAGGAACACAGAGATAGAATCATCGCTCATCTTTTCCTCATACTTGTTCACCATGTCAAGAAGGAGCTTTGCCGTTCTCCAGTTGGCGTTCTTCTCCATAACCTCAAGTCTTCTTCTGGAGAGTTCGTCTTTGGAGTCGCTTTTGTTGGCCTTGGCTGCTGGAGTGTCGAAACTGCCTGTCTTGCGAATGGCGGGAAGCACCTCGTGAGTCACCCACCGCTTGAAGGATTTGGCCTGGGGTTTGCGAGACCGAAGGATCAGAGAGTAGAGGCCGGGTTCGTTGATGAGCTTCATTTCTCGATTCTGGCCACCTGACTTCAGCATTGTTGAAGTCAGCTCATCAGGGTCAAGGGCTTTCAATGCTTCCGTGATATTTACCAGCCCCAGCACCTCACACACATCCTTGGCAACCCACCAAATCTCCGAGTCCTTCATGAACGCCCGCACCTCGTTGCTCTCGAACTGGAACGCCTGCAAAGAATTCTGTTTCATGCTATAATTACCTCGCTTTCGTTTGTTTCCCGGACGGTTCTTTTTTCCAGAGAGTGCCGTTCGGGATTTCTTTTTATTCCTTCCAATCCACCTCATCCGCATATCCCACCATGAGCTTTTCAATCGCATCGGAAATCTTCTCGTCTTTGATAGCACATGCTATTTTGAAACGTCGTATCACTTCCGGATCAACCCTAACACTCATGGCCTTTTTCTCTTCTGCCACCTTGCGCACCTCCTTTCTTGGCTAGGGTAAAAACATTCTAGCATAGAAAGAAAGATAGCACAAGGCAAGAGAAAGAATGTTTCACGTGAAACATTGCCACAAAAAAAGCCCCCTCCCCGTGATGGGGAGAGAGCTGGTGGTTATAGGTATTCGCTTAAGTCTATCTTTTTGCCGTAAATCCGTTCTGTGTCAATGAGATCTCCAGAATCAACGCCTTTCCCGGAAGAAATGAAGCTTTCGATATGATCCACAGCCTCTTTCCCGGTGGCGTAGTCTCGGTCTATCCAGTCTATAGGAAACTTTCGTCCAAACTTCTCTTGGTATCGCTTCATCGCTTTCTTTACTGCGGGGTCGCCTATCGGTTTAGCTTGCATGTTTTCCTCCTTTTATTTCAGAAAGCCTTTCAGGAACTCTTCGAAAACGGAAACTGTGCTAGGGAGAAGGGATTTAATGCTTGAGTATGCTTTATCCGCTCGAATCGCCTTTAGCGCAAAAAGACTAGCAAAGATTTCAGTGTTTGCACACCCCGTCTTCTTATAATAATCTGCAGAATGCCCCCATATTTCCGAAACCTTTCCCTCCATCAGGGAGCAGAGAATGTCGTTTGAAAAAGAACCCGTGACTACCCCTGAATGCCATAACACCCTGGCTTCTTCTTTGAGAAGGCCTATTCCATCACTGCTCGCATACAATGCACGATCCTTCTCTATAGCCCGGAAAAGAGAAGTCGAGCTATCGCAAGAAAGAAAGGCTTCTGATGCTCTTGCAGGAGAACTCACGCCAGAAACTCTGTATTGAGAGTCAACCACATGTCCTATTTCATGATAAAGAGCGTGTCGATAGTGTTCGCGATCTCCTCCGGTCGTTATCATCATGTTCGACCCATCAAGCGCCGCGCTACTCCCTCCCTTTGTCTCGATATACTTAGGCTGTACAGGAAGACTGCCTATTGCCCGCCGTACCTCTTCCGGCGCATCCTGAAAAACCTCCTCAGCCCATGCCCTTTCTTGAGCACTCGGGATCTTGGCGATAAAGGTTTTTGCCGGATCAACATTCACCCCATACTTCTCCCTCAACTCCTCCACCGTCAACTCGCGTCCTGCCTGATCCGTCAACTGAGAGAGCGTGATTTTCCCGTCTTTCCAAAGGTGGTAACGAGTTTTTCCTAGAAGCTCTTCCCCGAAGGAATCATCCTTCGTCTTGAGCCAGTCGTCCATGTTCATTTTAGCGGGCACCTGCCCATCCATGGAGGCCCTTGTGGATTCCGGGATTTCGTCAAAGGGAAGGCCCGTCTCTCTCCAGCTACGAAGCACGGGAACAAGCGTACTCCTGCAACCAAAGTGCAAAGGCGGCCTCCGGAACACCTTATCATGCCCTATCGGGTTGCCGTCCAGATCCCAGGTCAACCCGTCTCTAGCGGCGCAGATAACGGTTGTTCTCGAATCAAAGGTGCTGACATGCTGAAAGCCCTTTACCACGTCATCGTTAGCCCGGAAAGACTCCTCCCGGGTTTTGTTCGCCACCTCCATGACGGATGAGCGTACCAGGAGTTCCGCTCTCTGCTGGGCTCTCTTGTCGCTCCGGATCTTCCGGGCAATCTCTGATATGCCCTGCCCTTCCATCATCCCCTGGCGTACGGTGTCGCTGAAGAACTGTTTGAACTGTTCCGATTGTCGCTTCCACCATTCCGAAGAAGGAGCCCCTTCTATCAGGGCGTCGGAACAGATGTTTTGTATCTGCCGTTTTGTCAGGGCATTGTACTTCCCTACGGCGCTCGGGAGCAGGGGCCCCACTGTTTTGCGGGCAAAAGCTTCTTCAATTTCCGCAAGCTCGGTCATGTCCCGAGAGGCCAGAGCTTTGTATGTATCTTCAATAATGGGGTTGATCTGTCGGAGCAGAGCTTCAATTTTGGTGCGTCGAAACTCGGTTAAGTCGCTTTCTGCCAGCTTCGCAAGGGCGGCTTTCTGCATCTTTTTCAGCTCTGCCAGAACCTCTTTCCGCTCGGAGGCGGTGAAGCGCAGGAGGGATACGTGATGTTTCCGGTAGTCCTCCGCTATGAGTTCATTTGCTGGAAGGGTTATTTTCGCCATGGCAAAGGCTCATTCCCCGGGATCGTCGGCCTCTTCGAACTCATAAGCGGCCTCCTTTGCCAGCTCGCACATTCCAAGCTTTTCCAACATCGAAACGCATCCCCTGGCAGCGCACAGCGTATTCCCGTCCTCTTGCAACGCCTGGATCTGGATAAACCGGAAGGACTTCTCTCGATGAAACTCTATGAACTCTTCCAGGACTCCCTTTATTTCATCACTGATCGGCAAGCTGGTCATACATTCCCGGCCCTTCTACGGAGAGGCGTTCAATCTCCGTGTCCTCGTCGAACTCCTCCGAAAGTACGCCCCGGCGCTTGAGTTCTGCGTAGAGCGTGTTCCGGGAAATTTCCCCAAGCTGCCGCATGTTCACCAACGCCTGAATCTCTTGGGAGTCCTGCCGGGGCAGTACAAAGTTTCCCCGGATCTCTACGGAGCCCCCATCTTTTTTCCCCGTCCACATTGCCATGAGATGTAGCACGTTTTCGAGAGCGTCTTGCATGGAGAGGGCCATGTCCTGGAGATCCGAAGTGGACTCTTCAAACTCTATGGAGGATTGCGTAGCGGTTCGCCCGGTGGCCTTCGGCATGAGGAGCTGTAGCCCCTCAAGGCTCATGGCCTCGCACAGGTCGTCAAGCTCCGTTTTCCCGGAGGCGAGTGCGGCCCCGGAATGCTCCACGTAATAGAATTTCCCTTGAGGGTCTGTGGTAAGAAGTACCCGCTTAGGGCCTACTACCATCTTGGAGTCCTCCGAAACACCGGAGCCCGCCAGCATGGGGAACCGTGCCACGTCAAGGCATGTCTGCTGATCGCTCATGCTCTGGTAGTGCCGGACGTTCAGGTACGCCAGATCCAAGAGCGGAGGGATCGCATGGAAGGGAGCCACAAACCCCGTGTAAATCGGCACCAAGGGCACCACGGGAATGCTCGTTGTCCCTGTCTCTACCGGAAACCACTCTTTCGTCTGGTCATCCTTCTGCCGCCAGACTTCGTAGCCACCAGGGTACAGGAGCCGGATTTGCTCTTTTTGCGTCTCTTCGTAGTCGGATTCGTCGGTGTAGTATTCCCGGATTCGGGCCGTCAGGATGCGCCCGAGGCTGTCCGTCTGGACTCCAAGGACATTGTGAACCGTCACGGATCGGAGGTAAGGACGTGCTCCGGAGGCTCTTTCCTCTGCGAGAGTAATCCCCTGTGGCTGCTGCGGATAATCCACATGGATGTAATGGAGCCCGTGTGACATGGCTTTCTTGAAACATTGCGAGGAGAAGATGTGTATGTGATTCCCTGCAAGGTCGGCATTTTCAAGCCACTCGACTATATCTTCCGGCACATCGTCCCCGAATTTCAAGGGCTTCGCAAAGGCCCGTCCGGACATGTTTTTTATGGTGCGCAAGAACATGTTTTTAAGCACCGCTTTTTTCCGGCGCTCCTCATAGGTGGCGTCCGTTTCCATCTCGTGCTTGGGGAGAACAGTATCGCCCGCTTCCCGCATGGTGGCCGTCCCGCCCATGAGAGCGTCTATGATCGGCCAGTGCTGCGCCATTTCTTTGTAGGCTAAACTTCTGCTTGTTATTGCCATGCGTAGGTTTGCACCTCCCCTGATTTTCTGTTCAATCGATTGATTGCTTGCGACATTGCGTCTACTTGGTCGTCATGCGCGCCATTTGGAAACGCCGCACATTCCTCGATAAAATCGTGTACCCACGGCGCATTCTCCGGGAGAAAAACGTTCCCCGCCTCGATATCAGGAGAAACAGCTTGCGCTCGAACTTCCTTCCCGCCTTCGGGCTCTATCGGAATAAGTCCCGGAATTTTGCTTTTCAGCATCTGAATTACAGCGGATCCGTTAGCCTTGTCCTCCACGAGTTTCCCGCGCGCACTCGGCCATTTCGATGAAAGCGTTTTTATGGCTTGCATGGTTGCCACAATATCCATCCTTCCGCGCACCTGGTCCAACAAGTATTTATTGGCACCTGCCTTGCCCCACACCTGCCCGACAACGTAGTCATTCTTTGCCCCGTCCTTAAAGGTGCAGTCCCAAGACTGAATTATTTTGTCAAACCGTGCCGGAGCCTGGCGGTAAAATTGCCACCATCCGCGCTTCAAAATGGATCCTTCCGCCGGAGAGGGCCTTCCCTGATACAGGGCTTCCCAGTCTCGGGAGCCTACAGTTTTCTTGATTTCCGCAAGGGCTTTTTCATCGTACCGGGAAGGCCACAGCGCTTCCCCGGGGACTCTGCCGAGCATATCGTCATCTTCCGCAATCGCTGGGAGATTGACGACCTTCCAGCGGTCCGGGTCGGCGTTGACCAGCCTTCCGGCTAGGTCGTCCTCGTGCCAACGAGTCAATACGACAACGACACGCCCTCCTGGATGGAGACGTGTCGCCAGCGTGCTTTGCCATTCCGACCAAACGCGATCCCTATAAGTTTGAGAGTCCGCTTCCTGACGGTTTTTTACCGGATCGTCAATTATCATAAGATCCGCCCCACGCCCGGTAATCCCCGAAAGGATTCCGCCGCTGAGCATTCCGCCAGTATGCCCGGAAATTCCCCAGTCCGATTTGTCTGATTTTCGGTGGTCTATGCTTATGCCGAAGAGCTCTTTCCCGAACTCTTCGATTTTTCGGCGGCACTTGTCGCCAAACTCCCGAGCAAGGGAATCCGAGTAGGAAACTTCGATAACCTTGAGATCCGGGTTCCTTCCGAGAAACCACGCCGGGAACGTCTCGGTAACGCTCATGGACTTGCCGTGACGTGGAGGCATGGTCAATATCAGGCGATCGTTATCGCCTTGTTCTATTGCTTCAAGTTCGGAACAGACGAGTTCAAGATGTTGAGTGCGAACCCATTTCCCGTAATGTGTGTATTGACAAAAAAAAGCAAGCTCAGTTCGTGCCAGAGCCCTCCACGCTTCCGGTAGCTTTTCGGGCGAAAAGATCGGCGAGGAGCTTCCGCGCTTCCGGGTCTTGGGTGAGAGCCGTGATTTCCGGGTCATGTCTCACCTCCACGCTGCCAGATACCGCCACCTTGTCCAGAAAATCCCCCTCCGACCTCCCAAGCAATTCAGAAGCTTTCAGCCGCTCCCGCATGGGCTCGCCCTCGTCGTTCATAACCTTCGTCCAAAACGCCTGACGGTCTACGCGGGAAGCCACGAGGGGATTTATCTTTCTCTGCTCCCTCTCTCGTATAATCTTCGCTATTTCAGGATTTTTAAGCAGTCTATGCCCTGCGGAGTACGCCGTCTTTTTCTGGTATCCCGCTTTGATAGCGGCTTCCGTGGCATCTCCGCAATATGCCGCCGCGAAAGCCTGCTGTTTTGCTGTAAGCTGTCTTGCCATGGAATCACCGCCTTTCTGTGGGCATGACAAAACCCCCCACCCTCAAAAGAGGGCAGGGGGAAAAGGAGTGGTAGTGGTGCGAGAAAAAAGGAAAGAGTTTTGCCTAGGCGGTAGGAGGAGGACCGCCCGGACGGTATTACATTACCCTGAAATCTCTGGTACTTACAGTATCAATTCTCAATGATCCATTCTTCCGCCCATTTCGCCCGGAGCAGGATGGTGTCTGCATCCTCCAGTTCCGGGATCATCTTCCGCAATACCCGGTGACGCAACCGACTGACCGTCATGCGCGACATCCCCATCAAATCCGCCACATATTCCCGATGATCCCCCCCATGCCGCAAGTCCTCCCAGAAATAAGACCGTACAAAATCGCGCTCTTCGTCATCCAAATGTTCCATGGCGGCCTCCACACAGGCAATGTTCCGCATGAGGCGTTTATACTCGGGGTGTGATTCTTTCTTCTCCACGATTCGTTGAGCATCGGGAAGAGACGCCCCGCCTCCGATAACCTTTTCCTGGTACATGTCGGAATACGAGGCGCTGAGGATGGAATCCACAAACCTCACCGCCCGGCACCAGCATGGGTAGAGCGTTATCTTCCGCTCTGCCGCTTCCATCTCATCCGGGGAGTGGTCTTCCAAAAGCCGCCGCAAAAAGTCCCTGGCACTTTTCCTCATGTCTTCAAAGCCCCTCCCCTCAAGTAATCCAACCCCCGCCTCACACGCCGCTTAACCTCGGGGTTGTCCGTCAGATAGTCGATCTGGCACAACATCTCCTGCATGAAAGCCGTCTCCTGTTTTGCGGCCAGGGCTACGGACGCTTGCCTATCCCGCTCGTGTTCTGCGGAGGCGAGCCGATAGCGGAGGACGGAAAGGAGGCGGCCCATTTGAGCCACCTCCCGGCGCAGAGTGTTGATTTCCGCTACTTGGTCGAAGAATCGCATTCGGAGTCCTTGAAATTTTTACGATCCTTCCACTCCTCTTTCTTCCCCTTATTCCACTGGGATATGGGAGTTAGGAATCCCACAACCCTGCTGTAACACTCAACTCGGGTGCGTTTGCGTTCGGTGGTCATGCTGTTTTCTCCTTTTCGATCTCAATTTTCCCCACCATATCATCAACCTCCCTATCCACGATGGCGGCCCATTTCTCAACCCCGTGACGCTCGATTCCTCCCAGATGCCAGGGGATTTCTACCGGCTCCATGGGGCGCAGTTTCTTAATCGAATAGTAGTTCACGATCCCGCCACCATCCCGGAAGAAGGTTTCCGCTGAAAACTGTGAGGTGGAGTATTTCATCCTGTCACAGATCACGGCAGAGACCATGGCCTGTGGAATGCCCGTGGCTTCGGAGAGTTCTTTCGCCGTTGCCGGGCGGCCCATGGCAGTGAGAGCGTTAAGGATTTGTTGGGTTTTGGTCATGAAGCCCTTTCCTTTTCGATCATGCGGCGCATGTCATCCCGTGTCAGATATGCACCTTTAACATAGCGGGAAATGTGCCGCATCGCCTCGTCCTCGCTACTCGTTCTTTTCAGTGCTTCATCGACAACAGTCCACGGCACCTGCACCCTCGGAAAAACGCCCTTCTTGTTCCGCTCCCGAGTCATCACCATTTCGTTCAGGTTCTTGTGACGGTTCAGGAATTCCATCAAAGCCGCAGACTTCTGCGCACTCTTCGGGAGCGACGTCGTAGGCACACCGTCGTTGTATGCGTTCTGTGCAATCTGCACCACGTCCCGGCTCGTGTGGCTCTTCGTTACCTTCTGCACCCATACCGTCAGGTTCACCACCACTTCAGGTGTCACAGGCTCCTCGTATCCCCTCCACGAAAGAGGAATGTAGGGGATCTCCTCAAAGCCGAACTCGTCGCACATTTCCCGAATCACGTGGAGCCTGCGATTCCCGGAAACTGGCACCAGTTTGTTATCTCCAAAAACTTTAGCCAGCACAGGCGGGTCCATAAGTCCGGACTCTTCGATAGACTTACGGAGCTGTTTCAAGGCGTTCAGTTCGTTCTTGCGGTTCAGATCCCTGGGGTTGTAGTCGTTCTTCCCAACGTCCTCAAGTTTGCACCATGCAACGCCACGCATGTAATCAAATATTCTACTCACTTCGAACCCCTCCCCGGACAACTCTTCTCCCGGCACCGATCACAATTCGGCCCGGCATCACGAAACACCACAGGCGCAATTTTGACGCACTCTTGCCACATCTCTTCTGCCAGCTCCCGGATCTCCCACTGCGCCCGAAGGCACAGGCGAAGCTCGAAAAAGTGGAGGAGTGCCCGGAAGTTTGCGGTGACAATCATGTCCGTTTGCGCGGCGTTGGGGAGCACATAGCGTGCGTCCTCCTTCGGAATTCCATCCGCCACCATCGCATCATAAGCGTTGTAGGCTGCCTCGATGGCATCAGCAAATCGCTCGTCCAGCCCCTCGGGAATAACCACCTCCCGCCGGGCACATCCGGTGTACCGTTGGGAGACTTGCGAATAACTCCATCCGATCCGGTGGCGGACAAGCTGGTGTGAGGTTACTCGGGAGATCCCCTCAATCCGAAAGGTGGCGCTGGCGTGCTCGAAAATCGACAAGTGCCCCGCCTCAAGACAATGGCGGAGCACTTTGGTGGAGGGCTCGGAGCGGTAGCAAATGGCGGCGGCTTGAGCGCAGATGCTTTCGGGGTTGGGCGTGTGGGTTAGGAGGGTGACTTGCATCTTTACCCCCTCCTATCTATTCAGCCAATACACAAGGGCAAGGCTGGCGAGAGTCATAACGGTAATACAGACCATTTCTACAATTTCAGCGCTCATCTCTTCCTCCTCCTCACATCAACCTCAATCCAGCGATTCCGCTCGTACTCCCGGCCAGAGATGAACGCAGCCGGAAGGAGAAAGGCCAGAATCACGGCAAAAGCGGCTATGTACAAAGGCATGTGTGGCCTCCTTCCATCAAACATCTTCAAATAGCTTGGATTGCATATCCTCACGAGAAAAGCGTGCGTCAAGGGCGTGGACTCCAACAAACTTAAAAGGAATAGTGCTGTCGCGAACCTGCGAATCCCATTCCAACATTTGCGTCCAAAGATATGGGAAATGCTTCCGAATCTTCCTCACTTCCCCCAGTGGCTGTAACGGACAACAAAAGCAAGAAACGCGCCGGAAGATATCGTACAGCCCCCCCCACGTAAAACCTCGGTTCATGCAATATTTAAGCGCTTCTGCTTCCGTTATGCACTGTTCGATAAGAGGATATCGAATCTTTACGTCATCTTTCTCTCTTTTCCTCTCATCGAAAGCAATTCCAACGTATTTGATGGTGTTTTGCGCAATGTTACGATTTAATGTGTCACGCTTAATGGCGGTACACCATCGTGTCATGGGAGCCGGCCATCCGTATCCTTTCCTCATGCAATTTGTGTTTTTTCTTGGCTTGAGATTATGATTCAACATCCAATACTCAAAAGACTTCTTCGGCCTCAGTATCGTAATCTCTCTTCCTGTATACGCCTCGACCTGTTTCCAATGGTCATACATCTGCGGGAATTCCCATCCTGTGTCAAAGCAACGTATCTCGTCTATCTGCATCCCACGTTCCAACATCATCAAGAGCATGGCTGTAGAGTCTTTCCCTCCAGAAAAGCTAACTATGTGCTTTGGCATTTTCCACCTCCTTTTGTCACATAAAATGTCCACGGGAAACGCTGTGTTCGCAACGCTTCCCGTGATTTTTGACTGAAAAAATGTCCAGGGTTGGGGGTTAAATTCCGGCGCTCCTCACAACGCCTTCCCCCCATGGCGATACGGGCGAGTTTTGTTATACGAGTGTTTTCGATCAAGCACACCTTCAACGTCAACGCCCTCATACCCACACCAATCCAATATCCGGATCACGCAGTCAATCATCTCTACGGCGACCCCTTCCGGCTTCGCGCCCTTCTGGTATTCCAAAGGCTCCCGATCACGGTGAGCCTCCAGTGCTTCGGAAAGCTCCGCATGGCACAGGGCCACGATTTCGCCGAATGTTCGAGGCTCGTCCCACCAGCCGTGGGCTTGGGCGTTGGAATGTATGTCTGCTGTCAGTTCGTTTAAGGTCATATTTTCCCTCCATGAAGATAGCGTGATTTTTCTTCCGCAAAAAGCCCCGTTTTTGTGTGGCGCAGTCTATTCACACGGATCTTTCTGCTTTTGTCCAAATTCATGCGGAGCCAGCGGAAGAGCTTCTTTTTAGTGCGAAAATGTGGATACCCGAACCGCTTGCTCATGATGACGTAAAAAGTTACTGCCTTCTGCCCCATCATCAAACCTCCTCGTTAATCATTATTCGCAATCACAAAGTCTCACATTCACAACGGTTTTTCTGCATGCGTTACATAAATAGGTCATTTCCTTATTTTCAGAGTTGTAAGCAACCGGTTCCATCTCTTCTTGGCATTTTCGGCAAGAGATTTCCGGCCACACCATCGTCGTGTCTCCGATAGAATTTTCATCTTCATCATATTTGCCCGTCATTATAGTGTAGTCTCGTTCACATACAGGACAATGGAATATCGGAATTTCTACGTTGCAAAATTTTTCCATCCCCACAAAGTTACCTTCTGCGCCGCAATGCAGGCATTTCGTATCAGAGTGCCTTAACTTGTCAGGCAACCTCGAACTTTTCTCAAGCTTCACCTCCTCAAGCTCTACAGCTTTTCGGAGATAATGCAGAGCCTTGTTGAGATCAACCAGTCGCTCAGGTTCCTTCTTCCCTGCCCGGCAGATGTACTTAAGAACGTTCCCCAGGTAATAATCCAAGCCCCAGGCATCTATGACGTCCCAAGGCTGAATATTGCTGTAGCTGTAGTGGGGAGGACAGGTGTTACGAGCGGTCATTGTCCTACCTCCCACTTTGCATTCTCTCCAGAGGCTATTTCGCTTTCCAGGTAACCGATTTCCGATTCTAAACGGCTGACAGCGTCTTTCGTCTCAGAGAGCTCTTTCTTAATATCCTTCAAACAATTGCGCATGGTTTCAACAAACTCTTCAGGGTTCATTCCTTATCCCTCTCAATTCCAAAAAAATCTCTTAACCGCATAGACGACCATCTTTATTTTAAATTTCCACGTTCTAGATTCTGCGTCCACGCAAGCCAATTGCTTTGCCAAATATTCACATTCTCTCGCTGTGTAAACATCATTGTTCCGGGCAGGAGTGTCATAAGCATGGTTGCAATCAAACCCAAGCCACCAAAGATCCTCGGAATCTTTGACACACCCAACTCCCGGCCCATCAAATGTCAGGCTACCGTGAACGTTAAAATAATTTTCCAGGCTAGGAGCATCGAAATTCACTCCGCAAAAAAGGGAAACGACACCACGCTTTCCAATAGGCGTGTCTTCCGACATAGAGAATCCGGGCGGCATCTCATCGTGATAGCTTTTTCCGTAGAGCGGATGCGTTTTGGGGATTCCCACATACCCGCAATACCAGGTGCCACACAAAGAATCTCTGTAGCTTCCCTTAACCACAAGAGCCCGAAGGCCAGATTGCGTTGTCCAGTCTTTGATTAGCTCGAAGCTCATTCTTCGCCCCTCGCTTTCTTCAATGTGTCCTCTCGGGCGTTCCATGCTTGGACTGCCTTTTTCTTTGATGACCGCCATCCGGTGCTTGCATTACACGCAGCGCACTCGACGCCGAAAAGATGAGAAGCGGCCTTAATCTCCTTGACTTCTGCCATCCGGTGTCCGCAGAAAGGGCAGGGTTTAAGGTTAGTCATGTTCGGCCCTCACCTTTCGGAGAACGTCACGAACTTTGGCGAAATCAGAGTGCGTAAACAGAACTCCGTATTCATCGCCCCTGCAATCAAACTCGTTGGCAAGCCACTCCAACGCCTCCAACATCTCCGTTGTGACGGCGATGAGGCGGGCGTTGGCTTTGGTTTCTTCGGGGGATTCTATAAGGTCTTTATCAACCCTGCTCCAGAGCTGTGCTACCCACTTCCCCTTCGCATCTTCGATATGAGCAAATATATCCGGGCACTCCTCTGGGAATGGAAACCAAACACTTTTCCACGGTCCAGGAGTATGTTTCCTCTTGATCATTTGTCCCATCATCGGTCCTCCTCGGCGAGCCTTACGAACATATGAACGTCACATGTTCCACAGTAATATTCCAATGTTGTTTCGCTCGCGCTGACGCACTCCATTTCCTCCCCGCATTGGGCGCAGGAAAGAGCAGGCCAGGGCTCCGTGTCCCACGTGAGGGGGGTATTTCCCGTAGCATTCCCCATGGCCCCTCCCATGATCTCTTCCTCGTCCCACCTATCAAGGCGAAAAACCGTGCCGCACCCGCAAGAAAACAGCTCGGAATCGTCGTCGTATTTCAGATTTGGACTACCACACAGGGGGCACTTAATAAGCGCCCCCATTTCATCGGATTCTTGTGTCCGCGAGAATGCACAGCTTTCCGCAAGTACCTTTTCCGCCAGTTCCACTTCTTTCTGCAGATAGTGCAAAGCCTTGTTCAAGTCCACCAGACGATCCGGACTCTTCCGCCCTGCCCGGCAGATGTACTTAAGGACGTTCCCCAGGTAATAATCCACTCCCCAAGCATCGATCACATCCCAGGGTTGCAGGTCGCTGAAACAGTAATGCGCAGGGCATTTGTCACGTGCGGTCATGCTCCTACTCAAAGCATCAAAACACTCTTCACAGTAAGGACCAGAATCACCAATATACAAGGAATCATCTTCGCATTTACCCGTAGGTTCGTCGCATTTTATACAGCGTTGAATTTTCATTCCTCACTCCTCGCTTTCTTGATCGCCTCACCGCAAACCTCCAACGCATCCGTAATGACTCTATCCTCATGCACGCCCTGATTCCCTGCGGTGAGGAACTTTTGTATCTGCTCAAGAGCTTTCAGCATCTCCGGTGCGGCGGCGATCAGGTGGGCGTTTGCCATAACTTCATCCCATGGCTTTTCCTTGTCCATGACGGCAGCGGCGATATAATCATTACCATCGGCGTAAATCCACTTGCCCGGATTGCTCTCAATAAACGATGCCATGTCTTTTCTTCCTGCCGCCCACGGCCCCGGCGTGTGGTTACTCATTTTCTACTTCCTCCATCCTCTTCTTCTCCTCCAACCCTGCCCGGAATATCTCCCGGACAATGCCCCGAAGCTCGCCTTTATTGATTACGATTTGGCGTTCCTGCTCCGTGTAGCCCTTTACAAGCCCCAAAATAAAGGAACAGTACCCGAGGCAGATCAGGAACAGGACTGACGCTATGAGATTAGCTGTTTCGGTGGTCATTTTTGCTCCTCCTCACCGTGGGGCCCCCCATGGTGACCCTTCGCCGCATCGCCCATCTTCACTTGCACTCCTTGCAACTCAAAGGCAAAGCCATAGCAATCCGCTCTAAGCTCTGCTATATTCTTGCGGGCGTACGCTATCCATTCCAAACTGTCGGTTTCCTCAACTGACTTAGCTTCTCCCCAAAAAGCGTTTATGGCCTTTAAGGCAACATTCAACGAATGATACGCTATCCCAAGGGATTCCACAGCCTTTTGATGATCAGTCATTCTTGCACCTCCTTCTTCCTCGGATGCTCCGGCAGCGGTCGCCAGTGGGTAACTCCGATGATTTCCCAAAAAGATTCGTCATATTCGCAATCTTCGTAAAAGCCCTCTCCAAGGATGCCATCTATTTCCCACTCAATGTTTTCCAAGTCTTGTTTCCTTAGATACCTTGCTCGCAAAACCTTCTTTTCATCCGTAACTACAAGGATTAGATCATCAGATTTCGGCGGACCTTCCTCAACCGGAATCCACCGCTGCTCGTCCTCAACTGCTTTCAACGCGGCGTCAACCTTCGTCACGCTCTCCTCGATTCTTTCGGAAAGTGCGTCTCTAAGGGCAAGTCCTCCAACCTCCCAGCAAAGTGCTGAGAGTGCTTCAAATTCTGCCCTCAACATCTTTAGCTTGGTCATTTTTGTGCACCCTTCACTACCATAGGCTTCTCTGTCAGAAGAAACAGCTTATCGCTGTTCCAATCAATTCCCTGGTAAACATCTACCACCTCAACGGATGCTAAAGGACCTGCGCTCGGGACAAAATCCCTGACTGCCACAGTTAAGTCATTGAACGTTCTCGGATTACATTTTTGCGCCAAAAGCAATCTATCAAGCAATTCTTTTGCTGTCATTAAAACAACCTCCTTTGCCGCTTGATGTTCAGGGATAGCCAAAGACATTCCACTTTATCGGCTCCTCTGTTGAGGTTATCAGCGTGCGGGTTTTAAGGTTATGCGCTCGATATGCGCTCTGCGTCATATCTGGCTCATTTCCACGATCGCCCGGAATAGAGGGTACGCCTGCTGGGGGACTACGGCATTTCCCAGGCACTTCAGCCGCTTCGCTCTGTTCGGGATTTTCCCGCATGTGCGTGGCGGTTCGTAGGGGTACTGGTCGTGGTGCTCATGCGCCTGGCCTCCAAGCGTTCGTCCGTGCCCATTGCCTTCGCTCGGCGCGGCGTGCCATTGGTAGGAGTGTTGCCCTGCGGTGTGTGTCGGCCACAATCTCTCCCCCATCATCGCAGGCCAGCCCGGCCACGGCTTGGGCTCGTCGCAGTCGGGGTCCGTCCAGCCTAGCGGATAGTTCATCAAGCACTCGACCCAATCAGGCGATAACATCCCGTGCGCCGGCCTGACTTCTCCGGTCACGCGCTGTGCGAGCGTCGGGCTGTACCCATTGCTTGAGTACCCCTCCGGCTTGTTTGCCCTGGGTGTCGGCCAGAGGGATACTGCCGTCTGTATGTTCAGCCCTCCATCTCCGTGAACTCCGGCGCCATTGGAGCAGTTCCGGTGCGGCGTGGGCCAGAGATTAACTGCTGTACTCAAGCCGTTCCCGCTTTTATCGCTTACTCCTGCTCTGTTGTAGTTTCCGTGGACGGATGGAGTAGGCCAGAGGCTACCTTTACCGCATTCGGGAGCTGGCTGAGATGAGGTCGTGCCGTCTTCGCAAAATGCTCCGGCCCGTTCGCTCCCTTGTAATCTCTCTGCGAAGGCGTAGGCCACATCCCCCCTTGCTCCGACAACGAACAACCTTTCCCTTTGGTGGGGCGCACCAACCGCAGATGCAGGAATGACGAGGCTCCTGACTTCGTAGCCTTCACCTTCCAGGCCGGATTGCACTGTATCGAGGGCCTTATTGACTGCTCCACGGACATTTTCAGCCAGTACCCAAGCGGGTCGGATATCGTGAATAACTCGGAGCATTTCAAACCAGAGTCCGCTACGCTCTCCTTCAAGTCCTCGCTGCTTTCCTGCGACTGACAAATCTTGACAGGGGAATCCTCCGTAAACAATGTCAATTGATTCCCAGTCTCCACCTCGTATGGTGTGCACGTCTTCGATGATTGGGACATTCGGCCACCTCTTTTTCAAAATTTTCTGTGCATATGGCTCTATCTCGCAAAAAGCAACGGGCTCGATCCCGGCCCATTCCGCTGCCAGATCAAGCCCGCCGATTCCGGAGAAGAGGGATAGGCCCCTCATTATTTTTGCCATCACGCCACCCCTCCTCTCACAACCTCAAGCCCAAGATCCTCCACCTCACCTTTAGCCCGCTCTGCCAATATTTGCGCAGAGCACCGAAGATGGAGATCTATTACCCGATCATCAACTACCCGCCGGACGTAGCTACCTTCGATTTTCTCGCCGCAGAGGGCGCAGGTTTTCATCCTAAAAGCTCCCTCAATCGCTCGGGCCGCTGGTTGACTATGATTGACCAACGATCAATTCCATACTCTCGAATCTTCCGGCAGTGCCATTCTTTTTCCATTCGTTCTTCCAAATCCGGCGGGAGCTTTTGTCCCCGTGGAACCAGCATCTTTTGCCCCTTCTTTGAAAACTCGCCGCTTTTAAGTAAAGACTTTCGATTCGCCCAGTTCGGGCCCTTCATGTAAGTGCGGCATCGCCCTCCGGAGTCCAAAACGCCAACCCTGATAAGCCTCCCGAGCGGATATGTAAATGAGTGCGTAGTTGCCCCAAACTCTTCCGCAAGGTCTTTTGCCGTAAAGCTCTCTCTGGATTCCGCAAAAAGAAGTATTTTTTCCGCAAACTGGCATCTCATGCCATGCCGCCTCCGTCCTCGAACTCCTTTACCTGACGAACATACCCTGCTATCTGATCTTGCGGAGCATCGATAGGCATGACCAGATATGTGAGGCTCCCAGCTCTCATAGTCATCTGCCCTGATCCTGTGTGGTAATGAGCTGTCAGCGACTCTGTTCCCAAAAACAGCTTCAATCCTTCCAGGAGGAATCGTGCGTTGTACATCCTTGGTAGAATCGGGCGTCCGGAAATTTCTGCAGAATACCTTTCCAAGGCTATGCCGCCCTGAGAAAATCCCGCCGCCTCGCCTCCCAAAAGAAGCGTCGTTCCGATCTCGTTTTTCACAAGATCATAAAGCCTTTCTAAACACTTTCTGAACTCCTGCGGGTTAAAAGTTTCTTCCTCGTCTCGAATTGCGCCTCTTAAAACCAGGGGGGCAAAATCCGGGAACTGGGTGTCAATTCGCCCCGAGGAAAACTCCAGGTCGTCTCCGGCCAAAAAATAAGCGTGGGAGTCGGAAAACCTCACCTGGACACGCTCAGAATCCGAACTCTTGAGAATATCCGAAATTCTTCGGGCGGCCCTGGTCGGAATCATGAGGTCTGCCTGAGCATATTCCGGGAAGTCTGCCGCTGCCGTTGCTATGGCGATGCGCTTTATATCCGTACTCGCTATTTGGAGATCGTTTTCCGGGCTCCTGCGAAAGAGCACGGCTCCCAGATACGCGGGGTATTCCTGCCCGTCAGATCCTGCTATCGATCCGTTTTCAGCGGCAGATATAAGCTCTTCCCGCGATAGCTCACACCAAGGGCTAGATTCTCGTCCTCCCTGAAACCTCGGGAAATCTTCGGGGTTCGGGAGTGTCAGCTTATACCGGCTCTTTCCAGCCCTCACGGTTGCCTTATCCTCATCCACGGAAATTTCCATGGCGTCTCCGGAGCACTTGAAAACCAGCGTATTCAGCCGGTCCGCCGGGAAAACTACTCGTCCCGGAGAATCCGACGAAACGCCGAAAACGCTTTTCCGGATAGAGGTCTTCAGGTCCGTAGCAAAGAGCGTTACGCCGTTTTCGTCCGCTTCAAGAAGCACTTTGTTCTTGGTAATACTGCCTCCCTGAATCTTGTAAGCCATGCCCCAAGCATGGCGGAAAGAGGCTAGGTCATTGATCGTAATTTTCACGGGTCAAAATCCTCCTGTCGAAAATAGGGGTTGTGTGCGGGGCGTTATTTCCACGTCTACCCCGAAAATTTGCGTTCTGTGCCCCCCAAAATTTTTTTTAAGTGTATTCCGTCGTCTCGGGCAAAGTTTGTGGTGTCAGCGTTGAAATTTTGAGGTTTCGATTCGTGTATACATACCCACATGCATTTCCTCGGTCGTCGCACAGAACGCCGCGATAAACTTTTTTTGCATCGTAAAGCCGCTTGAGGACTAGGTTTGCATAGTCCCTTGAGCATCCTGCGGATTCCGAAGCGCCCCTTGCTGTAACTCTTTCGCCGTCAACGAGCATCCGGATAATCCGTTCTTTCGCCGTATGATTGCCCGTTTCCTGAACCCCTCGCCCGCACTCGGCACAGAAAAAAAGCCTCGTTCCGTCCACTTCCACGGCGAGGCTTGGTGCTCCTGCGGCTATTTTTCGCTTGCACCAGATGCATTCAAAAGCCTCCGGTGACGGTATTTTTTTTATGCTTGTCATGCGGAATCCTCCCATTCCAGCGCAATTTCGGTCCTTGGTTCATCCCCGTAGACCTTCCGCGCCTTCACAACCCAGACCTGGGAATCATCATGCCAGGCCAGCCCGTTCAGGCAGTCCTTCACGAACTTCACGAGGTTGTCCGTATCCGGCTTCTTGACGTGCGGGGTCCCGAGAAGCTGCTCACGCTTCCGGCGACTGAAGGACCTGGGCACGGGCATGCGGAACGCCACCTCAAGCCGGACCGGGACGCCTTTCCGCACCGGGAAATCGCGGATGCCGGACCTTCCGAGAGCACTCTTTGCCATGATTCGCCATTCTCTTTCTTCCCGTCGCTGGTCGTTATAGGCCACCGGAAACTTTCCCCGTGTGGAAAATCTGGGGCGGTGCTTGGCAATGGGGATTCCCGGGATTTCGAGTTCGAAACGCATCAGCCGCATCAGCCCACCCGCTTCACAATCCCGCTCGTGAGAGCGGAAAGCTCTTTTTCTTCGGCGGTGCCGCTGCCCAGCGCCTCGTAATCTTCCAGGAACTCCCCGGTTTTGGCATCCACAATCGTGCCCGGTTGGAGCTCGTACCCATCCCTCCGCCGCGTTCT